GGGCCCTTTCGGGCCCACTCTATAGGATGCAGGAGAAGTCTGGTATTGACTCCAGACATGTGCACATTGATTCAATTCAATCTCTGCGCTGTGGAAATAACCACAATCCTGACCTGTAGTTCCTTGCAGCTAACTAATACGCTGTTTAGGATGGGTTCGTGAGATCCTCTATCCAAGACTGGCAGTCGTCTCGACTGTCTTTTCAGACCTTCCATTGGTCTGGGGCTACTGATGGCTACCATTAGGAAAAATACGTATTGTGACACCTCTGGTTACAGCACTGTTAACCCTTTGAACGAGGCGCCGTTTTACACGTCGTCTTCGGTCTCTTTGGGTAAAGTGCAGTGTACCAGTACTAAGACGGGAGATTCTAACCCGGCTTATAAGGATCAGATACGTAACGCGGTTTCAGCTGGTACTGCTTACTCTGTCGTCGCCAACGATTTCGATCGTCGGCTCGGCAAAGGTTCAGCAACCTACCTGAAATTCGTGTTCCCTGGTAACTTTCAGCCACCTCGGTGGGTACCGGTAACGGCCCGCTTCGATGGTCATACCATCGAGGGTATGGGTTTTCCGCTTATCGATGCTGCTCAACTTTCCCAAATGGAGAATCAAGCAAGATTGAAGTTCCTCAAGCGAGCTAAAGGCAAGTTAACCTCTTTTCAGGGAGGGACTTTCCTTGGCGAGCTGAGGTCGACAATCCACGGCATCCGGCATCCTGCGGACGGCATAAGGAAACTGGTTAATAAGCATATGGGCGTCCTAAGAGATAGGCGCTACGCTATATTTAAACCTGAATCCTTTAAAAATCGCAAGCTTTATACGGCTGCGCTTGAAAAACGCAATCGTCAGGCAAAGCGAGTCGCCCAAGAGACATGGCTTGAGACTCAGTTCCATATCAAGCCCCTTATATCGGATGCGAAGAATGCGGCCGAGGCCCTTTCGGAGAACTTGCATAGGTTTAGACGGACTATAGAGCCCGTCCGAGCCTCTGCTCGCTTCGATGGTGTCCTTAACCACGTTTCTACGTCTACGACAATCGGGTCTTGGTTTGAACTGGTCCACCGTGGTTATGACAGCCATTCCTATGGTTGCTTCATCACGGGGGCTGTGAAGATCGAGAACGCAGAAGCCCGGGGATTTGATCCGGCTCTTTGGGGTTTCACACCCTCGGAGTTCGTACCAACTATCTGGGAACTGCTTCCTTGGTCTTGGCTGGTTGATTACTTCACCAATGTTGGTGACGTGATTACCGCTCTTTCTTTTCCCATGTCCTCGCTTGCCTGGAACAGTCAGACGACTGTTGCGAAAGCAGTGCGGTGGCGCGTCCCTTATGGCCTCTTCTGGGCCACGGGCGTTCCTGTTGGGGATCGAATGAGTATTGCCGGTTTTGCTGATTCCGCTAAAGCGCGTACTTTCACCTTAAACCGACGTCCTGATCAAACTATCGTGCCTTCATTTCGGCTCGATTTAAGTAAGATCACTTCGCCGGCGAGGCTAGCAAACATTGCAGGTGCTTTAAGCCTGCAACGAAGTATGCGTCCCTATTAACCAATCCTTGTTATCTCGAAGGAGATAATCTTGACAGTTTCTATTACTTCACCAGTTACTGGGGCGGCCCAGACTGGCTTCACCTCTCCCACGTATACACATGTTGTGGATACGGCTCCAGACTCGAACGGCAAGCAGGTCGCGGTTACCGCATTAGGCGGAACTCAGACCGGCGCGTCTATCGGTTCTGTGGCTTCACCCTTCACCACCACATTCATCAGGCCTAAAGTCCTCAAAGGACTGCAGGTTCTGGACCCTGTGACTGGTGTTTTGCGGAGCATTCCCAGAAATGAGTACCAACTCATTACCAGGAAAGGTGCCCTCCCGCTCGCGGGTCAGGCTCCTGTTACGGCTCTTGTTCGGACGGTTATCTCTGTACCTGCTGGTACAGATCTGACTTCTCCGGCCGAGATCCGAGCTATGCTCTCAATGCACTTCGGCGTGATTGCTCAGCAGTCCGCTGGCATTGGCGATACCGTTGTTTCCGGCGTGATGTAAGATAGTCTTTCGACTATCGTCACGCCCAACCGTAGCGCCTGCGGCTATGGCCCCTTTGTTACTTAACTTGGAGCTCTAGTCATGATTAACAATCACTCAATTGGCGACACAGGACGTATGCTTAGTCAACTCTCAATTGTTGACCAGGAGTTACTGTACAGGTACGAGTATGCCTTTCTCTTTCCTTCCGGCCACGTTTATCACGTGACTGGGAGTGACGAGGAGGCCTCTGCTCGTCGCCTTGCAGACGCCCTTAGACTACTTGGCTATGTCATATACCCCATTGCGGGGGACAGACATGAGCGGGTAGTCCTGTCCGAGAGCCGCATATCCGTGACTGTTTTAGTTACGGTCCTTGTGGTTCCCTCTTACACTCGCCAATCTTAATTGTTATGTGCATTAAAGGTGAAGCCTATGAGTAATTTCTCTGGGAGACTTCAATCCGACCTCATTGCAGACTTGTGGCCATACTGTGATGCAAATGTGCCTCTCACAGGTTGGCTGTCTGACCAGCAGTATGCTGCCAGGACTCTATTATCGTCGTTCTATAAAAAGTTCGTCGAGAAAGAAGATCCTCGTGCGGAGCAGCTGGCCCTTGATAAATTCTTACAGGTAAATTCTGCCTGTTTGAACTACAAGATACCTACTGACATCAGCTCGATCTCAGAAACGCTCATCGGGGAGGTGAAGACCTTCCTTTATGAGTTTCTGCTTGATAAGGGCCTCCCGTGCCTCACGTTCGCAACGGTCTTAGACCGCGCGCGTATGGGGCCCGGCGCCTCTATCTTGGCAACCGGGGACGACTTCTACTCGAAGTTGTTCTCCTCGCGTTTAAGCTGTACGAAAGTGGGTCTGTATACCGCTTATCAACGGTACTTCGCAGATAATCCCCTCTGGCGCAACGCGGAAAGATTGCGTAGCTACAGTTACGGGGACCCTGTGATTGTTAGAGGTAACCGTTTATCCTTCGTCCCAAAGACGAACGAAACACGTCGTACTATCTGTACGGAACCAGGTCTGAATATGTTCTTTCAGCTTGGTCTTGGAGAATGGATCTCTGAAAGGCTTAAGTCGAAACTAGGTTTAGACCTAGCAACGCAGCCTGACAAGAATCGCAGATTGGCACGAGTTGGGAGCAGGAGCGGTCGATACTTTTCACTCGACCTTTCCTCCGCTTCCGACTCGTTGTCTCTTGGCATGATCCGAGCTCTCTTTCCGCGCGACTTTGTTGCGTGGTTGGAGATGTTTCGGAGCCCTGAGTCAACGCTCCCTGACGGGAGAACTGTCAATCTCGGGATGGTCTCTACAATGGGAAACGGTTTCACGTTTCCATTGCAAACCCTCCTCTTCTCAGCGTGTGTTATCGCTTGTTACCGGGTCCACGGAATAAAGTACCGAGGCCCGAGTTTCAAGACGACTAACTGTCCGACCTTTGGAGTTTTCGGGGACGATATCCTTGCTGACCGGCGTATTTTCCGGTCACTGGTGACGTTGCTTGAGCTCCTTGGTTTTACGGTTAATCACGATAAGACCTTCTTTGAGGGTCCGTTCCGTGAGTCTTGTGGAGGCGACTACTTACGTGGTCGCGATGTGCGGGGTGTTTATGTTAAATCCCTCGCTACGCCGCAAGCTCGCTGCGTCGTCTTAAATCGCCTGAATGTATGGTCCGGAAAAACCGGCATACCACTTCAGCGCACCATTCATCGCTTACTTATGTCCGTGCCTAAACAGTACGTACCTCTATGGGAGCAGAGTGATGCAGGGATCCGAGTGCCACGTAAAGTACTTAGAGGTAATCGGTGGTCTAAGCGGTACCAGAGCTTGCTTTACAAGCGCTGGATTGCTAGGCCTCCGACTCTCGAAGTATCCGACGTGGTTAAAGGCCCCCGCGGTTACAGGCGGCGCATCTTCAACCCTTACGGGCTGGAGATTGCGCTCCTGTATGGCGGCATCGTATCTGGCCGGATCTCGCTAAGAGATCCGATGGCAACCAGGTATACGACGAAGACAGGTGTAGCCCCCAACTGGGACCAGCCTTCCTTAGAATGGAAGTACCTGGCACCTAAGTGGGGTTGCACCGCGGAGCCCGGGTTTAACCGGGTGGAGCTGCGCC